TCACTCGCCGTTGTTAAGAATTTTCTTGATACCAATCCCGATGGGTATTGTCTCTATTTTGATACTGAGGCAGCTGTCAATAAATCACTCCTAGAAAGTCGTGGAATTGATCTTAACCGTCTTGTTGTAGTCAATGTTGTTACAATTGAGGAGTTCCGTAGCAAGGCACTCAAGGCAGTAGACATTTACTTAAAAAAACCTGAAGGAGAACGTAAACCTTGTATGTTTGTGTTAGACTCTTTGGGTATGCTTTCTACTGAGAAAGAAATTACTGATGCACTGAACGATAAACAAGTTCGTGATATGACTAAATCACAACTTGTCAAGGGTGCATTTCGAATGCTCACACTTAAACTAGGTCAAGCAAATGTCCCGCTCATTGTCACAAATCATACATACGATGTCATCGGAGCTTACGTTCCAACTAAAGAAATGGGAGGAGGTTCTGGACTCAAATACGCAGCGTCTACGATCATCTATCTCAGCAAAAAGAAAGAAAAGGATGGAACGGAAGTGGTCGGAAATATTATCAAAGCTAAGACTGCTAAATCGCGTTTGAGTAAGGAGAATAAAGACGTTGAAATCCGTTTATTTTATGATGATCGTGGTCTTGACCGCTATTATGGTCTTCTGGAACTCGGGGAACTCGGCGGACTCTGGAAAAATGTTGCGGGGCGTTATGAAATGGATGGTAAGAAAATTTACGCAAAAGAAATTCTAAGGAATCCTGATCAGTATTTTACTGAAGAGGTAATGCAACAACTTGATGCGATTGCCAAAGAAGAATTTAGTTATGGTTGAACTTAACGATCTTATTCATGTCTATGAAAATGCTTTAGAGTCTGATATCTGTGAGTTTTTAATCTCTTTATTTGAGCAGGTTTCTGATAGGCATGAGCGTTATGATAATGAGGGTAAACCAAATTTCACTCAATTCAATTTAACTGAGAATCGAGAACTTGCACCAGAAGTTAATCAAGTTCATAATCATATTATCAAGAAAGTATTTGAGTATCGTGATAGGTATTATGAATTTGCTGATCGAAGAGTTTTTCCAGAAGAACATGCTCTTGAACAATTTCGCATAAAGAAGTATAATCCTGGAGGTGAAGATCGTTTTGATACACATGTAGATGTTGTTGATCATGAATCGGCAAGAAGATTTTTATCTTTTATGTGGTATCTAAATGATGTTGAGTCTGGTGGAGAAACTATCTTTAAGGATTTAACCGTTCAACCTAAAAAAGGAACACTATTGATGTTCCCACCGCTTTGGATGTTTCCTCATAAAGGCAATCCTACTTTGAGTGGAGCAAAATATATTATCAGTGCCTATTTGCATTATAAATGATGGAACGAATTGAAACAACCATTCTTAGGAACTTAGTATTCAATGAAGATTATTCCCGCAAAGTCATACCTTTCATACAACCAGATTATTTTGAGCAAAAGACCGAGAAGGTCATTTTTGAAGAGATTGTCCAATTCATTGTTAAGTATGGTTCGGCAATTACAATCGAAGCACTTAATATTGAGGTAGAAAATCGAACTGACTTGACCGAAGATCAGATCAAAGAAATCAGAGGAATTAATAATTCTCTGAATGATTCTGTTGTTGATAATCAATGGTTGCTTGATACAACTGAAAAGTGGTGTCGTGATCGTGCCATTTATTTGGCACTTATGGAATCAATTCATATTGCTGATGGTAATGACGATAAGAAAAATCGGGATGCCATTCCGACTATTTTGTCTGATGCTCTTGCTGTAAGTTTTGATAACAATATCGGTCACGACTATCTTCAGAATTATGAGGAGCGTTATGAATTTTATCACCGTCAAGAAGATAAGATCGAATTTGATCTGGAATATTTCAACAAAATCACAAAAGGTGGTATTCCTAATAAGACTCTCAACATTGCTCTTGCTGGAACAGGCGTTGGGAAATCGTTGTTTATGTGTCATGTGGCTAGTTCCGTCTTGCTACAGGGTAGGAACGTTCTCTATATCACTCTTGAGATGGCGGAAGAACGAATTGCAGAAAGAATTGATGCAAACCTTCTCAATGTCCCGATTCAGCAACTGGTTGATCTCCCGCGTCAGATGTTTGAAAACAAGGTCACTAGTTTATCTAAGAAAACACAGGGAACACTCATAATTAAGGAGTATCCAACTGCATCAGCACATAGTGGGCATTTTAAAGCACTTCTTAATGAACTTGCACTTAAGAAGTCATTTAGACCTGATATTATTTTCATTGATTACCTTAATATATGTGCTTCCAGCAGGTATAAGTCAAACCTTTCTGTCAATTCATATTCGTATATTAAAGCAATTGCTGAAGAACTTCGTGGTCTTGCTGTAGAGTTTAATGTTCCTATTGTAAGTGCAACGCAAACTACAAGAAGTGGATTTGGTTCTTCTGATGTTGAACTTACTGATACTTCTGAATCCTTTGGTCTCCCTGCTACTGCTGATCTTATGTTTGCCCTTATTAGCACTGAAGAGCTTGAGCAGTTGGGACAGATTATGGTGAAGCAATTGAAGAACCGATACAATGACCCCACTATCTACAAGCGTTTTATTGTAGGTATTGACAGAGCGAAGATGAGACTGTATGATTGTGAACAGTCTGCTCAAAAAGATATACTTGACTCTGGACAAGAAGAAGAGTATAATGATTACGAAGACAAGAAACCTAAAAAGTCGTTTGAAGGATTTAAATTTTAATGGAAACTGCTAAACACGTAGATTTTGATAAGTATGCTGAGTTTGTCGATGCTGTAACTTCTGATGCATCTAAAGACTTTCTTTCACTTTCTGATCGTCTTGTCGCACTTGATGAGAAGGGTGCTAATATTGAGCGTCTTCTGACTGCTGCCGTTGGTATCAATGCCGAAGGCGGTGAGTTTATGGAGATTGTTAAGAAGATGATCTTTCAAGGTAAACCATTTAATGAAGATAATCGTGAACACATGATTATTGAACTGGGTGATATTATGTGGTATGTTGCTCAGGCATGTATGGCACTTGATGTAACTCTGGATGATGTAGTTGCTCGCAATGTCCAAAAACTTCTCAAGCGTTATCCTGAAGGTGCTTTTGATGTTTATTTTTCCGAAAACCGTGCTGCTGACGACCGATGACTAAAGAAAAAAAAGTAACTATTAAAATGGATGTTCGTTCTGCTGCTGCAGTTCGTCAAGTTCTATTTGAGTCTCAAAAAGGATATACTTATGATGAAACAAGTGTTCCTCCTCGTGTATCTGACATTCGTGTAGTCATTAAAGACATTGATGATAACATTGGTGCTGTGTTGGGTGTAGAATAAATATTTGAAAAAATGTCTTTGCTTGGAAAAAGAAAAGGAAGACCAACTACAAAAATACAATTTGAAGTAATCTTCAAAAGATTTGTAGTTTTTCTTAAAAGAGAACTTCAACTTACATATGATATTCCAGTCATTTTTATAGATGATGCTGAATTTGCTAAAACTATAGGAGCATTTGGAGAAATCAGAAAAGATAATGTAATTCATTTGAGTGTAATCAATCGCCATCCAATGGACATTTTTAGAACTCTTGCCCATGAGTTTGTTCATTATAAACAACACATGGAAAAAGGAATTCACCATAAAAGTTCTCGTGCTGGAAGTCCTAATGAAAATCAGGCAAATGCAAAGGCAGGAGAACTTATGAGAAAATATGGACAGATGCATCCAGAATTATTTGACCTGATGCCCATTAGGTGATATAATTCTTTTATTGGGGAATTAGCTCAGTTGGTAGAGCGCCTGCTTTGCAAGCAGGATGTCAGCGGTTCGAGTCCGCTATTCTCCATTTGCTCAAGTGGCGGAATGGTATACGCAGCAGACTTAGAATCTGCCGTCGCAAGACTTGGAGGTTCAAGTCCTCTCTTGAGCATTAAATAAATAAAGAATAAATATATATTAGATAGGTTAACATAGTTACAGTTTTGTAATAATATTTCGTTTAGAATGAAAACATTTCTTCAATTTGTTACAGAGGCAACCTCCGCATCAGTCCAAGCAAAACGTCTTGGACTTGTTGGCGATGGGCACGGAGGGTGGTATAATAGGGCCACTGGCGAATTCGAAGCAAAAACAGTGGGTGCTCAACTCAAATTTTTCAACAAGAGACAGGTAATTGGTGGGAAGGATCCCAAGCAAAGTGAATTTGAAAAGAACGTTCCTCTTGGATCATCTGCTCCAACTGAAGTAGCACCTCAAGAACAGATGCCAGTTGATCAGCAAGCAGTGACACAAGAACCTACTCCTGAAGAGGCACCAGTTGCAACTCCACCACCTGTTCCCAAAACTAAAGGAACTTTGACAATTGCTTTTGGTCGTTTCAATCCTCCTACAGTTGGGCATCAGCAATTGATGGATACTGCTGCAATGGCGGCAATGGAAGATGGTGGTGACTATATTATTGTTCCATCTCGCAGTCAGGATAAGAAAAAGAATCCTTTAGATCCTGATACTAAAATTTCATATATGAGACGGATGTTCCCAGATCATAGTGAAAGGATTGTCAATGATGTAAATTATAGAACTATTTTTGATGTTCTCAAAAAAGCGCATAATGATGGATATACCAATGTAAGAATTGTTGGTGGCGCAGATCGCGTTAAAGAATTTGAGAGACTATCGAATGATTACAATGGGCAACTTTATCAATTTGATATGATTGATGTTCTTTCTGCTGGAGATAGAGATCCTGATAGTAATAAGGGTGTGGAAGGTGTATCAGCATCTCGTCTTAGACTTGCTGCTGCAGAAGGAGATTTCATGACTTTTCGTTCTGCTTTACCTAAGGGAGTTAGAAATAAGCAAGCACTTGAACTTTTTGACCTTGTTCGTCAGGGAATGGGTATTCAAGAAATACAACAAGAAGGATATAACACTTGGGAAATTGCTCCCAAATTTGATCAACAATCTCTACGAGAAAATTATATCGATGAAAATATTTTTAGGATTGGAACTTTTGTTGAGAATTTGAATACCGGATTAACTGGTAAAATCATACGTAGAGGAACTAACTACTTGATTTGTGTCACTGAAAATGGCATGATGTTTAAATCTTGGATTAAAGATGTTAAAGAATCTTATTCCGAAAAGCACATGAGTAGAATGATGAGGATGCCTGGTAAACCAAATACTTTGATTGGAACAACTGGTTTTTTTAAATATGCTTCGATGATGACTCCAGGTGCAGTTGGAACTGGTGCAGAAAATCTTCAATCTGGTGGAAAACCTTATGGTATTAATTTGATAAATACAAATAGGAAAAAAGTAAAACGTTAAATCTTCTCATGAAAAAGCATATTGCTGAGGACCTTCCTGCAAGAAAACATCCACAGGCGCAATTATCTGCACAATCAAAAAAACCAGAAGGATCTGACAAGGGGTCTGGTGGTGGAGATAAAACACCTGAAGAAAGAATTAGTCAAGCAGCTTCTGATATTCGTTATCGTGCTAGAAGAGAAAAGATTACTCTTATGCAAGCATATAATCAGTTTATGCAAAATAGTTCAATGCCAGAAGAGCAAAAGAGAGCAGTTAGAGAAAAACTCTTTGGTAAAGGTGGAACTCAGGCAGAAAATTTTGAAATGGATATGAAAGTATCTGCTTCAAATTCGATGGCAAAAGCATTATATAAGGTATTTGTAGAAAAGAAAAACGAAGTTGTAGATACAAATCAACTTAAGTCTGAATTAGAAGAAGCATCTAATCCAGAAACAAGCGAAGGTAAAAAATACAAAGTAAGAGTCACTGATAAAAAAAGTGGTGTTACTTATGTAAGATATGCAAATCGTCAAAAAATTAGTGAATTAAGAGCAAAAGGTCTTGAAGTCGAAATGACTGAATATGGCACTCCATACGAAGGTGAGAAAGAAAAAGGTGAGCAAACTGCCTCTGCTTTAGGTGGTGGAAAAGCAAAGAAAGATTATGATGGTGATGGTAAAATTGAAAGTGGTGCTAAAGAATATCGTGGATCAGTTCATAATGCTATCCAACGCAAAAGGGGTGGAGTTGCTGACGGTAAAGATACCTCAAGTGTAAAAGAAGAGTTTATTGGTGAGGTATCAAGAATGGCAAATTTGCCACAGACTGATGCTCCCGAATATGCTAATCCTGATGCAAATGCTGCTCAGATTGATATTCTTCCAGCAAAAGTAAAAAATAAAGTTGTTGTAAATCCAACAAATACAGTTGTAGCACATACTGAACTTCAAGGTGATGTTATCCTTGAAACAGGATATTCAAAATTTCTTGGAATGCTTCAAGAAAAAAAGATGACCAAATCCGAAAAGGCAAAAGAAAAAAAGTTAAAAAAGAAGTATGATCCTTCTAGTATGAAGGCAAGTATGAAAAAGCAATATGGAGAAAAGCAGGGTGAGAAAGTTTACTTTGCTACAATCCGTAAGCAGGCAATGAAAGAAGCATCTGATTGTGGATGTGAAGATGGAGACAAAATGAATCTTAAAAAAGATGAAAAGATGGATCCTCGTTCTATCCCAACCGCAGTAAGTCTTGCAAAAACTGCTGCAAGGTATAGAGGAGCAAAAAATCCAATTGTAATGATTTCTCCAGAATAAATAGGACAGGATACTCTCACACGGAGGACATCATGGGTGCAGTCGTAGCGGTTGTAAAACCAATCGTGCTTCAACTTGCTTCACATCCAGCAGTTAAGAACCTTGTTATTGAACTCCTTGAAAAGTATGTAAAATCAACAGACAATAGCATTGACAATATGGTCCTTGCTACTGTTAAGGAACTTCTCTTCAAACCACAATCTGAAGGATGATTACCTGCTTTGTAACTAACTGGGGAGTAACCATTGCTTTAGGTCTGTTGTTAACCGCGTCAGAGTGGTTGGCAAAAACAAAAAGATTTGAAGAAAATGGATTACTTGACCTTATTACTCACTTTTTAAAAGTAGTTTTACGCAAGGAGACCAAAAAGTAAAGGTCTCCTTTTTTTATAAATATCAGTATAATAAGAAATTTATCAGGTACGTCAAATGTCTCTTTGGGGAAATAGCGATAATGTAAGTTCAGTTGGAACTGTAACCCTGAACTATTCAACTGGTATTGTCGTTGGATCTGGAACATCTTTTGGAACTGTTGGTTCTGCAAAGACGGGTGATGTAATCCGTTTTGGAATTAGAGGTAGTGGTGGAACATATTTTGGTGATGCTGTAATTGTCGGAATTGCAAGCACAACTCAATGCACAATTGGATCTACTGGAGGTTTAACTGGTGCAGCGATTGCCGCAACTAGTTTCTACGTCAGTGAACTTCCAATCTATACTGTCCATGATTCTGTATACCAAAAAATCTCTGGAACAGCAACTAAAGATTCTTTAGTATATGGCGTCAATCCTGGTCCAGCAAGAACTTCTCAGTATCATGTTACTCATGAAGGATGGGTCGGTGTTACAACCTACATTGATACTCACGGTAATTTGAGAGTCAAAAAAGAAACTCTTGTTGCAATGTCTGGCATTACCACAGGATCTGACGGAATCGCATATCCAACAGCACAATAATTGATTTATGAGATTTGATGAATTGAATGAAGGTAATTATTTGTTATTCGCTATAAAATTCTATGATAACCCTCAAGCTTTAACAAAAGAAGACTTTGAGGATGATTTGAAGCGCATCAAATATATTAAAAGACTTTTAAAAAGATATAAGAACACTGGTGAATTAAAAGTTCATTTGATTCTTAATCATTTAACTGTTCTTTTTAATGTATTCAACGATGCTGCTGTTCCTTTATTATTTTATAATTTAGAGAAAGATCTTTGGCCTTATATAAAAAGTTTTCTTTTATTTTTGAATCGATTTCCTGAATATCCAAGAACTCAAATTCATGAAATAGAAGAAGATAACAATTGTATGTTACAGTTGCAATCAATCTAATGGATATAGACAGAATTATTTCTATTGTTAGATACTTGAAAGAAGATGGTGCCATTGCAAATGTTGTAGGCACTGGTGGATTGACAGGTTCATCAACTCCTCCTGGAAGATTAGATGGATATGATAAGGTTATGGGTTTAACAAGAAGAAATAAACCAACAATAATTGGTAAAGGCAAATATCCTGGCGCTAGAAAACGCTGGTCGCAAAATAAACCGTCGCTATAAGGTAATGTTCAGCAACGACTCAAAGATTCAACTGGCTGTTCTACAAGAAAGATTCAAGGCACACGAACAGATTATTGATAAAGTTGACACTGCTATCCAAACTTTGAGTGAAACGAATCAAAATATTTGTAGAATGCTTGCTGTCCATGATGAGCGTCTGGATCAATGTAATAAAGACGATGGTGATATTTGTAAGAAAGTAGAAGATATGGAAGTTAAAATAGATAATCTTTATAAGTTTAGGTGGCAGATTGGTGGTGTTCTTGCTGTAGCAGCAGTTGTTATTGGACTGCTCCCATCAATTACATCTTTCTTGACTCCTAAACCAGCACCTGCTACAATAGAAAGAACGAAGTAATACTCTCTTCATAATGGATTTTGTTGACTCCAAGTATATTGGACTCGTTTCATCACGCTTGCAAAAATTTAAGAGGGTCAAGTCGGATCTCTACAACTTCCGCTGCCCTATCTGTGGGGACTCCCAGAAGAACAAGAACAAGACGAGAGGATACTTATATCCTGTAAAAAACAATACCAACTTTAAGTGCCACAACTGTGGTGCTAGTATGTCCTTCAATAACTTTCTCAAAGAGTTAGACTCAACGCTTCACAAGCAATACACGCTGGAAAAGTTCAAGGAAGGACATACTGGAAAGAACTTCGTTGTAGAAGAACCAAAGTTTGAATTTAAGAAACCAGTATTCAAAAAGAGTTTAGATCTTCCAAAAGCATCAGAGGTTTCTGTTGCCAAAGAATACTTGGAGAAAAGAAAACTTAATCCAGAAAAGTTTTATTTTGCTCACAAATTCAAAGAGTGGACAAACTCTCAAAAAGTTACTTTCGACACTATCGGTAGGGATGAGAGTCGCATTATTATACCAATGTATGATACTGAAAGTAACCTGATTGGTTTTCAGGGAAGAGCACTCGGTCCAAACTCTGTTAAATATATCACTGTGATGCTTTCTGATGATGCTCCCAAGATTTACGGTCTTGACCAAGTGGATTATTCAAAACCCATTTACATTGTTGAAGGACCCTTTGACTCCACGTTTGTCCAAAATGCTGTTGCTATGTGTGGGTCCGACGTTGATATTGGGTCGTTTGGTTGGAGCAATTATATTTACGTTTTTGATAACGAACCACGTAACCGAGAAATCGTCAACCGAATATCAAAAACCATCAACAGAGGTGATAAAGTAGTGATTTGGCCAGCAACTATCCAGCACAAGGACATTAATGACTGTGTGCTCGCTGGACTTAACGTTATGGATGTGTTAGAATCAAATACCTACTCAGGTTTAGAAGCAAAAATTAAGTTTAACAATTGGAAAAAAATATGAGCAACGGAACGAAAGTCGTCAAAAGAAACGGTAAAACTGAACCCCTTGATTTAAATAAACTCCACGTTATGGTGGAAGAGGCATGTAAAGACCTTGCGAACGTTTCTGCATCACAAGTTGAGATGCAGTCTGGAATCCAATTTTACGATGGTATTACGACTGCAGAAATTCAGGAGATTCTGATTCGTTCTGCTTCTGACCTGATTGACCTGGATCACCCCAATTATCAGTTCGTTGCTGCCCGTCTGCTGCTATTTGCCCTCCGTAAACAGTTGTTTGGGGGAATGTATGATTGCCCCACCGTAAAGCAGCATGTAGAGCGTTGTGTGGACAGAGGTGTATATGACCCCGAGATCCTGTCTCTGTATTCTGATGAAGAGTTTGAAAAACTTCAGTCGTTCATTGATCATAGTCGTGACTATTTGTTCACTTATGCAGGTCTACGTCAGGTCGTTGATAAGTATCTCGTGCAGGATAGAAGCACTGGAGCACTTTATGAAACGCCACAGTTTATGTACCTTTTGATTGCGGCAACTATCTTCTCCAAGTATCCCAAAGAAACACGTTTAGACTACGTTAAAAGGTATTACGATGCAATCTCAAAGCACAAAATCAACATTCCAACCCCCATCATGGCGGGAGTTAGAACACCACTTAGACAATACGCTAGTTGTGTTCTGGTTGATGTTGATGACACCCTCGATAGTATCTTTACTAGCGATATGGCTATTGGCAGATATGTTGCACAAAGGGCGGGTATCGGTATCAACGCAGGTCGCATCAGGGGCATCAACAGTAAAATACGAGGTGGCGAAGTCCAGCACACTGGCGTTATACCGTTTCTCAAAAAGTTTGAAGCAACTGTCCGTTGCTGCACGCAAAATGGTATACGAGGAGGAAGCGCGACGGTCCACTTCCCAATCTGGCACCAAGAAATCCAAGATATCCTAGTATTGAAAAATAATAAAGGAACCGAAGATAATCGTGTTCGTAAGTTAGACTATAGTATCCAAATCTCTAAACTCTTCTATGAACGATTTATCCGCAACGAAAACATCTCACTCTTCTCTCCACACGACGTTCCTGGCTTGTATGATGCTTTTGGTACTGATGGATTTGATGAGTTATACAATGTTTATGAACGAGATGAGTCTGTTCCAAGAAAAACTATCGGCGGTCAAGAACTATTTCTTTCACTCCTGAAAGAACGTGCTGAAACAGGTCGTGTTTATATTATGAATATTGACCATTGCAATTCTCACTCTTCCTTTGTGGATAAAGTTGAGATGAGCAACCTATGTCAAGAGATCACTCTGCCTACTAAACCACTTCAACATATTGATGATACTGACGGTGAAATTGCTCTTTGTATCCTTTCTGCTATTAATGTTGGAAAAATTAGAGACCATGAAGACCTTGAAGTTCTTTGCGATCTTTCTGTTCGTTCTCTTGATGAACTCATTGATTTTCAAGGATACCCCGTCAAAGCAGCAGAAATTGCCACCAGAGCACGACGTTCGCTTGGAATTGGTTACATTGGTTTAGCACATTATCTTGCCAAGCATGGTGAGCATTATGATGATTCTCATGCTTGGAAATTAGTGCATGATCTTACTGAGGCATTCCAGTATTATCTGATTCAGGCAACGGTCAACCTTGCAAAAGAAAAAGGTGCTTGTGAATATTCACATCGCACTAAGTATGGACAAGGGATTCTCCCGATTGATACATACAAGAAGGATGTGGATGAAATCGTTCCAAACGAACTAAAGTATGATTGGGAAGGTCTTAGAGCACAAGTTAAGCAATATGGCGTCAGGAACAGCACTTTGTCCGCACAGATGCCTTCAGAGAGCAGTTCCGTTGTGTCAAACGCAACCAACGGAATCGAACCACCTCGCGGATACCTGTCCATTAAGAAGTCGAAGAAGGGTCCACTCAAGCAGATTGTTCCCCAGTATCAAACACTTAAGAACAACTATACGCTTCTTTGGGATATGCCTAGCAATCGCGGGTATATTCATATTGTTGCTGTTATGCAAAAATTCTTCGATCAAGCGATTTCTGGAAACTGGTCTTATAATCCAGAAAATTACCCGGACAATGAAGTTCCTACTTCGGTAATGGCACAGGACCTTTTGACTTGTTGGAAGTTGGGATGGAAAACAGCGTATTATCAAAATACTAACGATATGAAGAATGATGAAATGATTGAAGATAAAAAAGAAAAACTTGAATCACTTCTTGATGATATTATCAATTCGGAAGAGGAAGATTGTGAAAGTTGCAAAATTTGATTGCATTAAATATAAGAGTATGAGTTAATTTATCAAAGGAGAACAATGGTCTTTAGTTTTAAAACAAACAAAGAAAATAATATGATGGTCGAATCAATGACAGTTTTTAACTCGCAAGAAGTAGATACTAAAAAGCAACCAATGTTTTTTGGTGCCCCATTAGGAATTCAAAGATATGATTCTTATAAGTATCCTATTTTTGATAAATTAACTCAACAACAACTTGGATATTTTTGGAGACCTGAAGAAATCTCTCTACAAAAAGACAGAGCAGATTATCACACTTTGAGATCAGAACAAAAACACATCTTTACCAGCAACCTGAAGTATCAGATTATGCTTGATTCTGTTCAAGGTCGTGGTCCTGGTATGGCATTTGCACCATACTGTTCCCTTCCCGAACTTGAGGCGTGTATGAAAGTGTGGGAATTTATGGAAATGATTCATTCCCGATCATACACTTATATTATTAAAAATGTTTACTCAGACCCATCTGAAGTTTTTGATACGATTCTAAAAGAAGATCGTATCATGGAGCGAGCAGTGAGTGTTACTCAAGCATATAATGATTTTATCAATAGTGCTCATCGCTATGACAATTCTGACGAATGGGTTCATGCATTAGAACAAGTTCCATACGCACAAGAAGCAAGGTATGAACTCAAACGCAAACTCTTTAGAGCAGTTGCAAACGTTAATATTCTTGAAGGTATTCGCTTTTACGTCAGTTTCGCTTGCAGTTTTGCATTTGGCGAACTCAAACTTATGGAAGGAAGTGCAAAAATCATCTCACTGATTGCCCGTGATGAAAACCAGCATTTGGTTATCACTCAGAACATTTTAAATAAGTGGAAAGAGGGTGATGATCCTGAGATGGCACGTATCTCCAAAGAAGAAGAGCAATGGGTCTACAAGACCTTTGAGAATGCTGTAAACCAGGAAAAACTTTGGGCAGAATATCTGTTCAAGGATGGTTCGATGATTGGTCTGAATGACAAACTGCTACAACAGTATGTTGAATGGATTGCAAATCGTAGAATGAAAGCAATCGGACTCAAACCACTTTATGACATTTCTGCCAAGAATAATCCACTTCCCTGGACTGATCATTGGCTCAATTCTAGAAGCCTTCAAAACGCACCACAAGAAGTGGAAATTGAGCAATATTTGATTGGTGGTATTAAGCAAGACATCAAGAATGATACTTTCTCTGGATTTAAACTTTGATAAGAACAACAAACTGAAATATAAGATTATATAAATAGTTTTAGAGTTCAGTTTGCTAAAATGTATTATGTTTATGAATTAATAGATCCGAGAGTTAATCTTCCTTTTTATGTTGGAAAAGGAAAAGATGATCGGGTCTATTTTCATTTATCAGAAAAATCAAGAGCAAAAAGTGATAATGAAAGAAAATTTAATAAAATACAAAAAATAAAAAAAGATGGTTATAATCCAGAAGTCAAAATAGTTAAGTATTTTGATAATGAAGAAGATGCATATGACTATGAAGAAAATTTAATAAAAAAATATGGAAGAATAAGATATGAAGAAAATGGAATATTAACTAATATTTGTGAGAGTTCAAGACCTCCTAAATTGCAAGGTAGAACATATCAAGAGATATATGGTGATAAGTGGGAAGAACAAATACAAAAAAGATTAAAAACAAAAGAAGAAAGAGGAAACTATGGTGGTGTAAGAAACCATACGGAGGAAACTAAAAGAAAAATAAGTGCAAAAGTATCTGGTAAAAATAATCCAAGTTATGGTATTCCTTGTAGTGAGGAAAAGAAAAGAAAAATAAGTGATAAAGCAAAACAAAGATATTCAAAAGGTTTCTTATCACCATCAGCAAAAAGATGGAAACTTGTTTCCCCAGAGGGACAAGAATATACAATTGTTGGTGAATTAAAAAAATTTTGCAAGTTACATAATATTTCATATGCAACTATGTCTGCCGCAGTTAAATACAATAGAACTGGACCAAGAAGAAATGGATGGACTATAAATGAATCCTAAAATACTCAAAGATGATTCCAATTATGATGAATGGTGCGAACAGGAAATCCTGAACGCATACCAGGAAGCGGCAGAGTGTGATGAGTTTATGTTTGGTGATTATGATTACTGCAAAGAATGGATGGGAAATCAATCAAATGATGTCAAGTGAGGGTCTTCGGATCCTCTTTTTTTATAAATAAAGTTATAGAAAAATCATAAAAGAAAAAATGTCTAGAATTACTGGCACCGATGCCGCGAACTTGATGGAAGCGTATGCTGCTGTTTATGCTCCTCAAGAAGAGATTGAACTCACTGAAGAGCAAGTTCAAGAGGACTTTGAAAACTGGGTAAACTCACTTGTAGAAGAAGGTTATGACCTCAGTGAGTATACATGGGAAGATATGTATGAGGCATATATTG